GGAAGAAACTATTCTATCTTAGAAATAGCAAACATGATTTCAGATAATATTGTTTTTATACCGCCTCGCCAAGGTGAGGTAAATGAAACTCTTTCATATACTGAAAAGTATAGAATTAAGACAGGTTGGACACCAAAAATATCAATAGCAGATTGGATAAAAAATGGTTGAAATGGTAAAAGCAACTTTAAATGGAGAGTTTGAAATAACTTTACCAAAGCATCGTGCAGACAGACCAGAGTGGTATACGGAAACTGGTTGGGAAAGAAATAGATTACGATCAATGCATGAGAACCTTGGGCCTGGAGATATAATTTATTATGTTGGTGGAGAAGAAGGTGAGATGGTTGCCCTTTGTCAGATTTGGGGAGCAAAGACGGTAATCTTTGAACCAAATCCAAAAGTTTGGTCACATTATCCACTTTTATGGGAGCATAATAATTTAGAAAAGCCAATTGCAACAATTCCTGGTTTTGCTTCTGATAAGAATAATAAACTATTAAAAATTTATCGTGATTCATTTCCACCAGAGGCTGACTCAGTTATTGATGCTGCACATGGATTTAAAGAATTACATAACGAAGGTAATAGATATGGCCAAGTTACTATTGATTCTTGTGTTTATGATCATGGTTTGCCAGCCCCAACAGCAATTACTCTTGATGTTGAAGGTAGCGAGTGGTCTGTTTTGCATGGCGCAGAAAGAGTATTGAAAGAATATAAGCCAAAGATATGATTGTCTGGTCATCCAGAATTTATGATTATGTATTGGAAACAATATTTATATGATTTAAGATATTGGCTATGGGGGCTTGGGTATAAGGAAACCCTCTTAGATTATAAACATGAGGTTCACCTTTATTATGAATCAAATTAAAACATACATATATTCAACTAATCCATTAGACTCAGCAAATGGTAAATGGGATTATGGTTTACTCAAAGAAACATTTGAGAAGCATAAGGTTGAACAGGTTGTAGTAGATAACATTCCACAGACAGATCGTGCTTTTGTTGTTATTCCTGGACAAGGAAATGCGGGGGCAGAAGAAAAAATAAACCAACAACTATCTAATATACAAAGAGTACTTTTATTTATTACTGGTGATGAGTCTGCTATGTTCAATGTAGATAAAATAAAGCATTCCAATATTAGTATTTGGATTCAATACCCTCACAAAAAACATGAAAAATATAATAGATTTTTTATAGGTGTTCCACAGCATTTAAAACAAAATCTTCCAGCCTATCCTAGCAAGAAATATGACGTTTATTTTGGTGGACAGATAACTCATCAACGCCGTAAACAGTTAGCAGAGGCTATGCCAAGCCTTCAAAATGCCCTTTATAAGCCCACAGAAGGCTTTGCACAGGGAGATACACCCAAAGACTACTACCAACACCTTTCTACAGCCAGAATCGCCCCGTGCCCCGCTGGAGCACAGGTTGTTGATACCTTTAGATTTTTTGAGGCAATAGAAATGTTGGCCTTACCTATTGGAGATCTTATAGATTCAAAGGGTATAGAAAGTGATTATTTTCATTATATATATCAAGCAGATATGCCTATAGTAAAGGTTAAAGATTGGAATATTTTATCTGGTATGGTTCCAGAGTTAATTAATCAATACCCTGCAAATATGCACAAAGTAGTATGCTGGTGGATCAAGTACAAAAGAGACTTTGGCATAAAAATAATGGAGCAAGTAAATGAATAAAAATGACATAACAATTGTATTAGTAACTTCTGTATTGCCAAGTCATCCAGACACGCATATTATTGATGAAACTATTAGTAGTATTAGATCTCATTTTCCAGATAATGAAATTATTTTACAGATTGATGGATTAAGGGATGAGCAAAAACATCGCAAGGATGCGTATGATGAATGGAAAAATCGTGTGCTTTGGAAATGTATGCATCAATGGAAAAACGTTCTGCCATTTGTATTTGAAGAACATTGTCATCAAACAACCATGATGTCAAGAACTATTAACGAAATAATAACACCTATTCTTTTATATGTTGAAGGAGATGCCCCGCTGGTTCCTGATAGGCATATAGATTGGGACAAATGTTTGTCAATGTTATCTAGTAATAGAGCATACACAATTAGATTTCACTTTGAAGAAACTATTCCAGTAGAGCATAATCATTTAATGCTAGGTCACGAAGATGATTTTATGAAAACAATTCAGTGGAGTCAACGACCACACCTTTCTTTTGTAAATTACTATAAAGAAAGTGTGCTCAGATTTTCAAAACAAAACTTTTTTATTGAAGACATTTTCCACGGTGTGGTTCAAGATGATTATTCTACATATGGGAATGCTGGTTGGAACAGACATAAACTTTGGATATATTATCCAGATGGTGGAAATAAAATAAAAAGATCTTATCACTTGGACGGTAGAGAAGGAACTAGAAAGTTTACTTCAGATGATGATGTTTGGGGATACAAAGAATGAGATTGGGCATTATTGCAAGATCAGACAACACGGGTCTTGGAAACCAAACAAGAGATTTGGTTACAATGTTAAATCCTCATAGAATTATGCTCGTAAACTCTATGAACTTTAATAGAAATAAACAACATCCAGAGTGGTATAACGGATATGAATGTTTTCATGTTCGTGGATTACCAAGAACTGGAGATTTAGAGCCCTTTATTCGCAGCGTTGATATTGTTTTAACTTGTGAAACATTTTATAACAATAGTTTTATTGAACTTGCAAGAAGAAGAAATGTAAAAACAGTTCTTCAATATAATTTTGAGTTTTTAGAGTATATTCATAATCAAAAATTAGCATTTCCAGACATCATGATCGCTCCTAGTTTGTGGAACTATGACAAAGTTGCAGAGATTTCTGAAGGCAAAACTAAATTAATTCATCTACCGCCACCAACTAATACAGCAATATTTGATAATGTTAGAAAAAATAATCTATCAAAAAGCCATGGCAGGCTACTGCATGTCGCTGGCAATCCAGCAACAAAAGATCGTAACGGAACACATAGTATATTAGACATGTTAAAGTATTCTAAAACAGATTATGAACTTGTTGTTACTGCTCAGAAAGACCTAGGAATTGTTCCTAAAGACTCTAGATTAAAGATAGTAGTGGGAAACTCAGATAATAGACAAGACCTTTACTCTGGGTATGATGCAATGGTTTTGCCTCGTAGATATGCAGGCTTATGTCTTCCTATGAATGAAGCACTTATAAGCGGATTGCCAGTTTTTATGACAAATATATCTCCAAATAACACAATACTTCCTCAAGAGTGGCTTGCAGCATCAGAAAAACATGATGAGTTTAGAGCAAGAACAACTATTGATGTTTATAATGCGGATCCAAAACATTTAGCAAAGATTGTAGACAACTATATGCACTCTAGAAAGAAAGATGAGATTAAAGAACAAGCAGTTGAAATAGGATTTAAAAACTTTGCCATGGAAAATCTAAAAGATAAGTATCTTGATATATTAAAATAGGGCGAGTCCATTTCTAGACCCGCCCCATTATGACTAACTAAATTATTTAGCAGCCTTCTTCTTTGCCTTTGCAGACTTTAGAGCCTTATCAACGGCTGCTGCTGCTGGCATACGACCAAATGCTGGATCGTTTGGATTAACTGCACGTGCTAGTACTGGGATAAGCGCTCCTACGAGTGCTGCCCATAGATCCTTTGGATCTGTTACTCCTGCAACGTATAATGCTGATGCTGCACCTACAACTGAACGGCCATATGATGCGAGCATTGCCTTGTGTTCTTTTTTAAGTTCCATTTTTTCCTCCTAGGATAGAACCTTTATTAGTATAGCATAACCAGCCCAAAGGCCAATAATTCCTGCGACTCCCGCAAAAACTGGTGGCGCTGGGACTGGTAATTTGAATGCTGCGAATATTGCGCCACATCCAAAACCTGTTAACACTGACAAGATTATTTGATTCAAAACTTTTCCCCCTTGTTTTTAGCATCTGGATCTGTTTCAGGATTGTCTAGAGGAGTTGGTGCGGTAGCCAAAGCACCACATTCATGACACTGAATATCTAAATGGTTCATTCCTACAGTATAGGTGTCAGGATCAAAAGAAACAAGTGCTCTAAACAAAGTTCCACCACAGTTTGGACATACACAGGTTGGAATTCCTCTAGCGTCTATCATCTGATTCTTCTGGTAACATCTTTTTTAATTCAGTAAATTCTTTTGATATTTTCTTTAAAGCCTTGTCATGAGGAGCCACTACACCTTCAACAGCAGCGCCATATCTGTTGTAATAATCTAGTTGTGGCTCTACCTCTTGTATGAATTTTGACAATGCTTTTTGAACATCTTCAATATAATCAAATGCCCAATCACGAGAATCTGAGAGAAACTTTATAAAATTCTCTTTATGTATGTCTTCTTCTGTTTTAGTTGGTTGGGTTTCAACTGCTTCTCTTAGTGTATTGTATGAGACAAATAGTTGAGCAAATCCTTTGTTTACAGAATTTAATTTTTGTGAAACTGAAAGGTATGCTATTAAAAATGATATAGAAAGTATGCTTAAAACGACCAGAGCAAACTCCATGCTAACTCTTTTCTCTCAAGACTATTGTACTCTCATTATCAGAATTTGTCAAACCATACATTTTCTTAAAATCAAAGCCTATAAGTTTCTCGTATGCCTTTAAGTGTCTATAATTTCCAGCGCCAAAGGTTCCTTTTTCTATACCGCATAAAACACGTTTTTGTTTATCCTTTGAAATATCTTCTATTTCTTTCCATGATAATTTTCTTATGTTGCGGTCTTTCCATATTTTTTTATAGTTACCACGGTGATAAAAATGATGAAGTATTGTGACACTTGGGGAATAAATGTCCCATCCTCTTGTCCAAGCCCTCATAGCAAAACATATTTCTTCTCCAAAGAATGATATCTCTGGATCGTACGGAACTTCTTCTACAATGCTTCCAAGAGTAAAAACAAAACCAGCAAGTATGGTGCTTGAAAATTCTGGATAGGATTTATTCTTGTCGGACAGTTCAACTCTTTTAGCCGTCCACTCATTTCTCCTGTTTAGGCTTGGCACTTGTTTAGTTGCATATGGGGGCTTATCTTTATCTTTTGTAATATAACTAATTACATTATTTGTTTCAACATAAAATCCTGGTGGAAAATGAGATAAGATTACGTTTTTATTCTTAGAAATTTCCTGAGCCTTTTGTAATTGACTAATGCACATTATGTCCCAATTCTTTTCAAAGATTGTGTGAGAATCAATCTGCAGATAATAGTCTTGTCCAGAATAAAGGGTCATTGCTTTTGCCCTTGCAAAACCTGCACCTCTTGCTTCTCTTGGATGCATGGTGACAATGTTAGAATTTTTTAACCAAGATAGGTCTGGAATTTCTTTATCAAAGTCTTGTATCACTAAACCAAAATATATTTCATTTAGTTTTGATGCATTATCAATAGCAGACTTAATAGTTCTGACCAACTCAGGATCACGATAACTTGCTATTGAAACAAAGATGCTCATCTTTCCTCGTGAGTTACCCAATAATATTTGCAGGTATTGCAACAAGGATGATTATAAAGACTGTGCTTTGCATACCCAAACTTTGCATAATACAAAGGATCTTTATCAAATAAGTTTGCTTTATGTGTAGTAGTTAGTCTCATAACTTTGATTGTATCGTCCCAGAAAGAAGGTTTGATTTCTCCCCATTGACTCCAACACATATCTTTTAATCTATTAAGATTGGCTTCATTATTTTCTGTACGAATACCTCGCAATTTTGCTTCACGAACCATTGCCTGTACGTATTGCCACAGGCCACGCTCATAGCCTTTCCACATAAGGACAGCAGGATGATTGCGCCATCCACCCGTAGGAGACTTTCCAGACAACACATTTAAAATTTGATAACACTCCAATATTTGTTTATTAAGACGCTTGTTGTCAAGCCAACGTGCCGTTGTTATTGCGTTTACAGATGGTAGAAAAGTTTGCATTATTTCAATGGCTCCCTAGTTACTAACACAATTGCGCCTTCCATTTCTAAAGCCTTCTTGACCATGGCTACGTACTTGACTGCAGCAAGTTTTTCATCATGTGTCATATTTATAAATGATCTCTCATCTAATTTTATCGCAAGAAACAGGTCATTGTCAATAAGATCAACACCGAAATTTTTGGGTGCAGATATAGAATGAAAAGCCCTACGCATATCATTTGTATACACAATTACTCCATTGTTAATGCTTGCCAAGTATAAGATCAATCTTTTTTAGTCTTATGATTATTAAATTCTTTAGATATTTCTCCACCTTCTAGATAAATACCGCCCCAAACGCCCCACTCTTTACCAGACACACCAACAGCAAAACATTGTCTTGCTACTGGGCATGTTCTACAAAGAGCATCTACAAATTCTCTCGATTCTAAATTCTCTTCATAGTTATCAAAAAATATATTTGTGTCAGATCCAAGACATTCAGCATTATCTTTCCATAAATGCTGTTTCATGGCTTATCCCTTATACTTGTTTGGAATATCCCATCCATTGCGAGTAACTGTGTAAATGCGCTGAACATACCAGACTCCATTTACCCTAACCCCATTGACGGCAGTACGACCTGCTTCAGAACGTTTGCGATCTGCTACATCCCAACCAACCCAATAAAGGTTGTTGTTGCGAGCAACGATCTTTTCCATTCTTTCTAAATTACTTACAATCATTATTTCTCCTAATACCTAAAAATTCCTACTTCAACATTTTTTAATTCTGCCTCAGCAACTAACTTAGAAACAGCCTGCTTTGGTTTACTTAAAAATGCAAAGTAATTTACATGCTCCATGTTTTCTCTAACCCAAGAAGTTGGTACTTTGTAGTTCTTTATCTTCATTCCACGAGCCTTCATTCCACGCTCTGAGAGATTACAGAATTCTAAAACCATAGAATTAATTTTTGCTGGACCAGCAGAATAGATATGAAATTCTGTATCATCCTTGCTCATGCCAGATAGGGCAACCCCCATAGCACGAATGAATACGTTATAATCACTAAAGTCATTCGTTCCCTGAACTACCACTATCATTGTTTTTCCCCCTACCTAAATTATCCAATA